CAAGTTCATATTTTGTTGGGGTTGTAAGTGAAAGATCGATTAAACTATATTATACAAACGATGATTCTATACTCAAAATCAATAATGTAAACTTTTTTGATTTTGGTGAGGGCAATCATACTTTAACTTTAAACGAACCAATAGCAGTAATTGGGGATATTAGGGTATCTACCAGCGGATCCAACTATAGAAATAAAAAAGTTTACGTTGATAGTCAACCATATCCCCCAGAAAATTTTGTCGATCTTTCTTCAATAAGAACAGGTATCAATACTTATGAACACTATATTTTTGCAAAGGATCATCAACTCGAAAGTGGAGATATTGTCGAATATAATCTTTATGATACGGGAACCACTATTTCTGGAATTGGAACTACAAGTCAATACTATGTTTTAAAAATTGATAATGATAAATTTAGACTAACAGAAACCGCAAATATTTCTGTAGCAACTACGTCTTTTATTGATGGTATTGGATTAGTTACAAGTTTCTCTAACATAACTACAACAGACTTTTTAGATCAAGAAAAATATCTTGAGTTTTCAAGTGTTGGTGTTGGAACTCATATTTTCAAGTATCCAGATATTACAGCAAAAGTTACTGGATTGACTGCTATAGGATACACAACATTATACCAGAAAGTGTCATGTTTAGGTAAAATTGATGGTGTTTATATTCATAAAGGAGGATCATCTTATGGATCCGAAACCGTGTTTAATTATGAAAAACAACCAAAAATTGTCACTGACGCTGGATCTGGAGCTAGTATAAAACCCATCATAGATTCTAATGGAGCTGTTGTTGACTATGTTATCAAAAAGGGTGGAGTGAATTATGTTGGAACTCCAACTTTAAGTGTCAGTGGTGTGGGTACAGGCGCTTTATTAAAACCAACTGTTGTTGATGGGACAATTACTTCTGTAGAAATTCTAGAAGGAGGGGATGGATATTCTCAAGATAGTACAAAAATTACAGTAATTCCTGTTGGATCATCTGGAAATAATTCTTCCACATTCAGAGCTAATATTAAATCTTGGAATGTTAACGCATTCGAACTTCATAAAAAGGAAATGAATATTTTTGATGATGGAGTTATTCTCGAATCTCAGAATACAAATTATGGAAATAAGTATGGAAATTACTCTCTTCCAAGAGAACTAAGATTTATATTAAATGATAATGTTACTAAAACTGACATTGGATATACTGAATCAGAAACCCCAAACCATTCTCCAATAGTGGGTTGGGCTTATGATGGAAATCCAATATACGGGCCTTATGGATATTCATTGCCAAATAGTTCTGAAAATATTAAGAGATTGGAATCTGGGTATGAGGCTATCACCAAATCAAATAGGCCTAGTATTTCAAATTATCCATTAGGATTCTTTAATGAAGATTATGAGTTTGTCAATACTGGCGATCTTGATGAGCATAATGGTAGATTTGGAGTTACTCCAGAATTTCCTCAAGGAACTTATGCATATTTTTGCCCAATATCTAATGTTTCTGGAGATGGCGCTTTTGCTGGAAGTAGAGAACCAGTTTATCCATACTTGATTGGAAATAGTTTTAGAAATGAAGTTATAAATTCTAACTTTAAAAACGAATGGGATAGAAATTTATTAGAGTCAAAAAATACAAATCTTCTTAAAAACTTAACTCCATACAATGTAAATACATATGAATTTCTAGATCTCACAACTTCACCAAAAAATGATATCTTTGAAATAAAAAGTATTTCAACCGTTGGAAATGTAATAGATTCTATTGGAGTATCTAGTGAAGGAATTGGTTATAAAGTTCGTGATTACATTGAGTTCGATGAAACTGGAACTGGAGGAAGTAGTTGTGAAGCTTTTGTTTCATCCTTAGTTGGAAAGGCAGTAACCTCTGTAGTAGGAGTTAATACATTTTTCTATAATGTAAAGTTCGATTATCAGGGAACGGAGATTACTGGAATTACCAGTATTCCGCATAATTTATCTACTGGAGATGTAATCAAAGTCATTTCTATTAGATCTGATGATGAACTTTTAGAAAATGATACTACAGATTCCGCTTATTTTAAGGATATTTTGGGATTCAATCAAATTACAGTTCCATCATCAACTTCAGGATTAACCACTAATGTTTCAAGTTATTCTGGAATTTCTGGATTTACAACTTTTATTCAACTAACTGCAGGAAATCTAGTATCCAAATTTTCAGTTGGAGATGTAGTTGGTATTAAATCTGAAACCATGCTTGTTCTCAATGTCGATGATATTAATGATCGACTAAGAGTTATGAGAGGTTATATACCAGAATTTCCCAATTCCCCAGTTTCTTCAGGAATAGCTTACACTTCTGGAGATATTTTAGAATTAAAGTCAACTAAATTTAGTTTCAATCTTCCAAGGATTAGATTTGACAAAACTGTAGTTAATAAGAGATCTTTATTCTTTGATCCGTCAACTTCTGTTGGATTGGGAACAACTGGAATTTATGCAACTTATGAAGTTGGCATAGGAAGCACTAGCAATCAGTCAAGAAGATTTATTAAAGAACAGAGAATTTATTTACCAAATCACAACTTATCGACAGGTGATCAACTTCTTTATAATCCAGGGCCAGGTGTAGCTTTTTCAGTCTCAAGATTTTCTGATCTATCAAGCCCAGTTGGATTGGGAACAACAGTATTTGCAATTAAAAGAGGGCGTGATCATATTGGATTGAGTACGAATAGAGTTGGATTGGGAACAACAACTGCCGGATTATATTTTGTAAACATTGGATCTGGATCAAAACATGAATTTGTGACAAATTATGGAGAAAGTTTGATTGGGGATATTCAAAAATCTTATGCTGTTGTTTCCCTGACAGAACCTCATGGATTGTCTGAGGGAGATCAAGTATCCTTAGAAGTTATTCCAAACCAAACAATAACTAAAAAAGTAAAATTTGACGATATTAATCGATCATTAATAGTTGGATTTTCAACAGTTTCTTCTTCAGATATTACTCTCGATTCATCTGGATCCTCTTTTACAATTACCAATCATGGATTAATCACTGGAGATAAAATAATATATGAATCGAATGATCCAGCATTACCTCTTGAAAATAAAAAGGAATATTATGTAATTAAAGTTGATGACAATAAGATCAGACTTGCATCGAGTAGATTTGATGCAACGAAACCAGATTACAATTTCATTAAACTGACAACAGCTGGATCTGGTATCCATACCACTTCATATGTCAATCCAAAGATTGATGTAGTTAAAGGCAATACTTTAAAATTAGATTTATCCGATTCTTCTTTATCTGATTTTGAATTTAAGTTTTACTATGATAAAAATTTCCAAAATGAATTTGTAGGAACAGGAACTTATTTCGAAAATTCGGGATTTGAAACTTTTTATTCTGGAACCCCTGGATCTAGTGGTGCTTATGCAACTTTAAATACTTATCAAAATATTCAAAATACTTTATATTATTCAATAAAGTTAAAAGATTTGACAAATCCATCAAATTCGAACAAAATTGATTTCTATCCTGATATCGAAGTATCAAATTACTGCAAAATAATTTTGAAAAAGTCTAATTTTAATCTGAAGGGTTCAGCATTTGATACTGATTTTGGAACTTCCGAATTTAAAATTTCAATTTTACCTATCAACGAATTCGAAACTTCGTCTTATGGATCGACAACTTCACATCTACTAAAATATACTACAACTTCAGAAAGTGCTTTAGGATCTATAGATGAAGTTAAAGTTCAATATCCTGGAAATGGATATCAAACATTACCAACAATAGTATCCATTGCAACTTCAACTGGAGATAATGCACAACTGACAATTGAATCTAAAAAAATTGGTACAGTGAACCGATATGAAATTTATAATCCAACATATGATCTACCTTCAGACTATACAATAAGGCCTATTTTAGATTTTCCAATCATTTTAAAAATATCAGATAATTATACAATATCTTCAGTTGGGGTTATAACAGGTGGTAAAGGATACTTTGATCCACCAAAACCAATTGCCATAGATGAAGATGGTAATGTTATATCTGGATTAAACTTTACTTCAGAACTTAAGGGGCAAGCTGTAACTAGTATTTCTATAGATGATAATAAAAATAATTTATCTAGAAACGTTTTTATTATTCCAACAAACAATTCAAATGGATATATTATTGAAGATGCATCTTTTTCAACTTCAACAAATACAGCAACATTGGAATTGGATCTCAATTTAACTACTGAGGAAATTGCCGATATTGGAATAGGTACAAAAATCTTTGTCGAAGGATTGGAATCTTATGGAACTGTTGGAGTTGGATTAACAACAACAACTTACAATTCATTATCAAACAAATACAAATCATTTGAAATTGTAGGTATCAACAGTTCATTAAAAACAGTCGATTATATTATTACAACTGGAAATCCAGGAACTATAAATCCAGATAAATCAAATGGATATATGATACTTGAAAAGAATCTTGCAAAATTTGAACCAGAGTTGATTACTGGCGATTTTAAAAATGATGAAATAATAGTCATCACAAAATCTGATGGAACCAGTGAAAGATTTAAATCAACATCAAATAATGGATGGAACGGTAAAATTTTAAAAGTTAGATATGAAAATCAATTTTCTACTTTTAAAATAGAAGTGGGAGATAGGGTTTACGGGCAGACTTCATTGCAAAATGGAGTTGTTAGTTATATAAATCAATCTACTGGTGAGGCTTCTGTAGATTTTTCTTATGTAAATAGTATTGGGTGGGAAAAAGATTATGGAAAATTAAGTGTTTCCAATCAAAAACTTTCCGATAATGTTTATTATCAGAAAATGTCATATGACATAAAATCCACATTATCCCCAACTACATGGAAACCAATTGTCGATTCTTTAAATCATACAGCTGGATTTAAATCTTTTGCAAGTACACTTATTTTATCAGAACCGCAGGAATAAAAAATGGCTAGTTCAGGTATAGGAACATCAAATTTAAAACCAAAAGTCGCTGAGGGTGATGCTTTTGTCAATATAAAACTACTTAGTGAAAATAGTTTCTACACTAGATTTAACTTTGAATTAGTAACTGAGAATACAAATTCTTTAGGGGAAAGTATCTCTATAGACTTTCAAGGCAAAGATCTTCTTGATTTTATTCAGTTTAAAACAAATTTGGTTTTACCAATAGATGATATATCTGAATCTTTTAGTGGAATAAGCAGTCTTACTGTGGGCGATTCTATTTCTGGAGTGTCTACATTTACTCTAAATTACAATGAATCCTCACTATTCGAGAAATCATATAATTCTGACTTAGATATTGCTTCCAGTCCAAGTGAAAAATTAGTATTGAGAAAATTAAATCATGATTTTTCTACTGGAGAATTGTTGGATTATGAATATGAAGGAGACTATCCAATTGAAATTGTTGACGCTACATTTCCTGGAATTGGATTAACTTCATTTTTACCATCAAAGGTTTATGCAATTAGAAATACGGTCAATTTAATATCAATAGCTGCAAATGAGTCTGACGCTCTTGCTGGTATTGGTGTAACTTTTGTATCTGTTGGCGCAGGAACAACACATAAATTTTACTCTACAAATGTAAATACCAGATCTTTAATTACAATTGATGGTTTAATACAATCACCATTATACAGTAAAGGAATTTCTATTGGGTTAGGAACTAATTATTTGGGAATTTCTACTACAGTTGTAAATCTTTCTGGAATTTCTAGTATAAGATTAGATGATTTTATCTATCTTGATGATGAAATTATGAGGGTAAATTCCATAAGTTCTGGAACTACTTCAGTTGTCGTAGAAAGAGGAAGTATGGGTACTGTAGCCGCAGCTCATACTGATGGAAGTTTAGCTAGAATATACACTGGACAATATAATATTTCAAAAGATAAGATTCATTTTTCTTCACCACCCCTAGAAAGTTCCAATTTCACAGGAAGAGTATTTTATAAAAAAAGATATGATAAAAATGTAGTATTTGATGATTTATCCAGACAATTTGTTGGCGCAGCAAAAACTTTTAATTTAAAGTATAACGGTTCAAATTATGGATTATCTACATCAACTGTAAGCGGAGAACCGTATGGAATTTTGGTTTTAAATGGAATTTTCCAAAAACCAGTATCTAACTATGTTTTAGAATCTACATCGGGTATTAGTACTATTACATTTACAGGAAATACCCTATACGATCTTCCAAATTCTGGAAAAATATTGAGTTTTGATTATGACGGAGGATCTAATTACCAAAGACAAGTTGCAGCTGCAGCGACTGTTACAGTTAGTGCAGCTGGAACAATTACCGATATAACTTTAACTGGAAATGGTGGAGGATATCAAGAAGCTCCCATAGTTTCACTTTCATCAACCGTAGGAAGTGGCGCTACTATTGTCGCTTTAGTTGGGACTGGAAGTTCTGTGGGATTGATTACGGGATTTACAATTACCAATCCAGGAACAGGATACACAACATCTCCAGTTCCAACGGTTATTATAGAGTCTCCATATGGTTATACAAATATTCCCCTAACATATGTAAGTGGAACTAATACTGGAGAAGGAGCAAAAATAAGTTTTACTGTTGGAGCTGGAGGATCTATTACTTCTGTTGATGTAGATGATATTGGAGTTGGATATGTCAATGGTGATGTTTTGACTGTAAGTGGAATTGGAACATTATCTGGCAATACACCATTTACATTAACCATAACGGATACCTATTCAGATAAATCATCTTTCTGGAGTTTTGGCCAACTAATAAGAACTTCCATTCCAGATGTTCCAGATGGCATAAAAAGAATATTTGCAATTAACAACATTTTAACTGGAAATCCGATTGATTTCGAAGCAAATACATCTGATGCAAGAAGTTCTGTAACAAATAATATATTGGTTTTTATAGATAGTATCCTCCAAAAACCAATAATAAACTATAAAATAAAAAAAGGATATTTATATTTTACATCTCCAGTTCCAAAGGGGCAGAATATTGATGCGTATGTTTACATAGCTTCTGATGAAGATAGTGTTTCTAGAGATATTTTGCAAACTGTAAAACCTGGAGATATTCTGAGAATTAAAGGTAGGCCTGGGCAAGAAGTCGATCAAGATCCAAGAGGTGTCTATAGAATAGAAAGTAAAAATAGAGTTAGAACTGCATCATATAGTGGATTTGGTATCAATGATAGTGAAGACGCATTTAGAAAAGTTGATTGGACAAAACAAACTAGGGATAGTGTTATTTCAGATAGAAAATTTTACAAAACTAGAGAAATATACGATCCATTAATTAAACCAACTTCAAGTTTAATTGCAGGAATTGGAACCACTTCCACATCAATATATGTCAAGAATATTGACATCTTTGATGCAGATCAAATTACAGAATCACAACTTCAAGTAGAAGTTGTAAAAGATATTTCATTAAATCAAGCTTTCGGAACTGCTGTTATTTCTGCGGCTGGAACTGTAACTGCTATCAACATAACTGATGGTGGATTTGGATATACTCAAGATGATCCACCAACAGTTTCAATTTCAAATACATCAATCACATCTTTGGTTGAACTTGAAACTTTCCTATCTTCAGAAAATCCATCAAATATAAAGTATTTTGACAGTGAAAGTTCAGACTCTCTCATAGTTTCTGTAGGATCTTCACTATCACTGAGATATTCTCAGAATTTAATATCATTCACAAATACAAGTATAGCTTCCTCTACAACGGATCTAAAAACAATTTCTTATGGAAATGATTTATGGGTTGTAGCTGGATCCGATGGGTATATTTCCACTAGTAAAAATCTAACTACTTGGAATCCTTTATCTATTTTTACAATTAACTCTGCCACTTTCCCATTAAGTTTTTCTCCATTTGAATTTAATGGTAATATCAATTCTTTAACTTATGATTCAAATGTTTTTGTTGGGGTTGGATCCACAGGGCATATATTCTCATATAACATTGACGAATCTAGTAATTTATACAATAAGGTTATTAGAATCCCATCAGATTCTTCTGTTTCCAATTTTACGTCAGAAACTTTAAATAAAGTCATATTTGGGGAATACTATGGATTAGTTCCAGGCACTCAATTTGTAGCTGTGGGTAATAGTGCAACTATACTATTGAGCCCAGAAATATTTGAAGATGTTAGACTTGGAGAAAAATCGATTTCTTGGACTACTAGAAATCTATCAACTCTTGGTGGTGAGAATTTAAATTCAATAGTAAATACTGGCATCTCAACTATGCCATATATCGTGGTTGGTGATAATGGGCTAACACTTATATTTGATGATGATCAATTAAGAGATGGGCGTTATTATAACGCTACTGGATTTACATCAGAAAATTTAAAATCAATTGTTTACGATTCTTCTAGAGAATTAGCGGTTGTTGTTGGCACTTCAGGAACAATATTCACTTCCCCAAGATCGAGTAGTTTTAGAACTTGGACTTTAGTTTCATCTGGAACCACTTCAAATTTAAATAATATTGAAAAGTTTAAACCCAGAGACAAGTACTTATCAGTTGGTGACGATGAATCGGTTATTAGTGTAACTCAAAAAATAGGAGCAGCTGCCACTGCGATTGTTTCAGTTGCGGGAACAGTGTCATCAATTGTAATTACAAATGGTGGAAGAAATTATGGGAGTGCTCCAAATGTAATTATTGAACCACCAGAGGTGAGAACAGAAAGATTTAAATCTTGTGCAATCAAAGGAGATTATGGAAGAATTACAGGAATTACCACAACTTCTGGAATTTCTACAACAACTCCAGCTCTCAAATTTAAGTTGGAAGTAAGTGATTTATTGGTAGATTTAGTAAGATCTGGTATAGAGACTGGAGATTATTTTGTTGTTTTTGACACTAATATTGGTTCTGGAGTAACATCCATATTGGATAATAGATCTATAGTTGGAATTGCTACAACATTCATTGATGGTGTTTTTAGAGCTGACAAAGTTGATAATGATGGAATATCTGGTTTTGTTACTGTCACATCAAATGTTCAATCAGTTGATGGTTTGACAAGTATTGCAACAACTTATTATAGTTATGGTAATTATTCTTGGGGTAAAATTTATAGTTTTGATGAGAGAGTAGATCCTAAAGTTTGGAATGCATATAGTCTCAATGGATTTTCGGGATTATCAACTTCCCCCAAAATTATTAGAGTTACCTCAATTGGCACAACAGTTGTTCCATTAGAGGCATAAATAAATAAAAAACTTTACCAATGTCAGCAATAATTACTGATCAATTTAGAATATTAAATGCTGCTACTTTTCTAAACAATTTTGTAGGAACAGCTAGCACAGAAAATATTTTTTATAGTTTTATTGGACTATCAA